CTCTAGTACCTTTTGAGCAACCTGAAGCCCCGCACATTGATTTTCATATACTGCAGCTATGGGATTGCTTTTCTTATAGTCCTAGTGTAACCCAGTTCATGTTCCTTAAAGGAAAAAGGTGCCAGGTCTATTTAAAAAACAAAGAGAAAGTTGAAGGCCGGTATAGATTTACTATTGATTGGAATGCTGACAGTAGTGCTACTATATCTACTTCTTATGCTGAAGAACCTAGTCAACATAAGATGGGTCATGTTATAGAACTAGATTCAGGGCATTTTTGCATATATCCTAATAATAGGATCCTATGGAATGAACCTAGCATGGTATCAGAACCTTTTAAAACTATTCCGGATTATAAACTCAATCTGAAGTTCTATAACTGCGAAGGATTTGAGAAATGGAGAACAGAAGATTCTGAAAGAATGTTTTATGATAATGAATAATTTATATATTTGTAAAAAGTTAATTTATTTGCTTTTCTGATGTTTTGTTTGCAGAGACCCCAGATAAATATCTGGGGTTTTTGTTTTAAACAAAAAAAGTTTGTATTTTTGCTTAAAATTAAAAATATGTCAGAAAAAAATGTTATTATTTCTATTGCTGAAACAAGCGAAGGTCTAGAAGTAAGAATCAATGAAGAAGCTTATGATAATCTTGCAATAGTTGGACTACTTGAAAAAATTAAGATTTCATTAGTAAGTACAAATAATTTAATGAAGGTTGATAGTAAATTGACTTCTTTAAAAAAATATGATGCGTAATTAATTAATACATATATATGAAAAATCTAAGAGGTAAAAGAATTATGATAACTGTTCCTGAGTTGAAAAAATCAGCTGTGGAACTCTCTATGAAGGATGAGGATATGATCATGCAAGAAGCAATGAAGAAATGGCAGAAGCTAGAAGTATTTGCTATTGGAGATGAAGTTACTGATATCAAAGTTGGTGACATAGTGTATGTTCAAACTTATGCTTTGGAAACCGGTGAAAAGATTGAGGTTGACGGAAAAATGAGAATTTTAATTACAGATAATTCAATTGCATTTGTATGGTAACACCTTATGAAAATATGTCTAAAGATGTATATAGAAAGGATACAAGTATTCGTAAAGCTACTTGCCCAACGGCCATGGAAATAGATTGGACCAAAAGAGTTGAAAAACTAAATCCTGGTTCTTTACCTAGACCTGTTTATTACGGAGGTGCTGATAATACATATGAGGTATTTAATGTTTTAGAGGCTTGGGGATTAGATAAAGATTTCTATTTAGGCAACGTAATTAAGTATCTAGCTCGCGCTGGAAAGAAAGATTCTAGCAAGATTAAAGAAGACTTACAAAAAGCATTAGTATATTTACAAAGAAGAATAAATAGTTTAGAATAATGAAAGCGTTAATACTATCAGTCTGGGTGTTTTTATTGGTTATATTGTTTTATATACAATCTAACTTAAGAAAACCTACATTTAATAGATTGTCAAACATGTGGCATGAAGATAAAGTAAGTAAAGCCTGGGCCAATATAGTAGTAATAGGTATGGTTATCATCGGGGTCATCATTGGCTCTCTACTGAGCTAACCAAAGTAACTATAAAAAATCCTTAGAAAAATCTCTAAGGATTTTTTTTATTCCGTATTTTTTTGTATATTATTATGTAATTAAAATATTTACTATGGCAACTTATCCAGAATATCAAAATGTAGATAATGCAAGATCTACGCTTCCTGAGTACAAATCTAAGCTTACTCAGATGTATCAGTATCTAAACAGATCGGTAAAAAAATTTTTGTTTGATGCTGGAACGGCTACTAAACAAAAAGTTTATGCCAATAATGCAGCGGCTGTTGCAGCTGGTTTAAAACCCGGTGATTGGTATGTAACAAACTCCGGTGGAGACTTGTTAGTTAAAATTGTTCAATAATTAAACTAAAAAATCATGAGTACACCTTATAAAATTAACACTATCACACCAGCTGTATATTTAACTGGTGAATACAGTGCATCACCACAAGCTAAAGCAGCTGAATTAACAAAACTTCTTCAAAATTTATTGAGTACTGGTGTATGGGACTCAGCTCAAAAAGCTGCTGAAAACGGAATACCAACAGGAACTTTTGTTGTAGTAGATAATCCTGATACACCTGCTGGAGATTTTCAAGTAGAAGTAGTACCATTTTACAGACGTGTGCGTAGCAGAAACTAATTTAATTAGTCTAAGTAATTAGGATAATAAGATTTATTACTGTTTTTGAAAAATATATAGTTGACAATTAAATGTAATGGGTTTATTGTATTTAATTCAACAGATTAAAAAATTAAAATACTATGTCAATAGGGAATACAAAAAGTGATGGGAATATAGGTAATAACTTTCCTTATCAGCATAATGTACTAAAAGGTTTACAAGCGGTTTTGCTAGATTTGCAGAACTTGCTTGTTAATACTACAGGTCTTGCTACTGAAAGCACTTTGCAAATTGTAGAAACTAATACTACAGGTGTTGAAAGAAAGCCGTTTTTTATAAGAGAAACTTCTGCAGGGGACTTAAGTACTTATGCTCCTATTTATTCTGTATCAGTAGCTAACGTAGGTTTAGCTAATGGAGATGTTTTAGGTACAGTCATTAGTCCAGGAGAAATTGTAAATTTTTCAGCGGATGCTTTAAATAATTATTTTGGTGTATTCTCGTATGACGGAACAGGAACAGAATTGTTAATCATATTTGTTGCTGATTAAGCATGGCTACTATAATATCTACTTCCAGCATATCTAATCAATCAATATTGGCTAATGATCCAATGTTGGCTGATGCATTTGGTAGGATAAGAGTAGCACAACCATTGACATTATTTGACTCTTCACATAGATACAGAGATAATGGTTTATGGGCTACATCTACAGCAAGTGGAGGAGCAGCAGTTTTTAGTGCAAATGAAGGCTTAGTAAACCTAAATGTGAATACAACAAGCGGTTCACAAGTACTGAGAGAAACATTTAAAGTAATGTCATATCAACCAGGTAAGTCTTTACTTGTAATGAATACATTTGTAATGGCTCCTGCTCAACAAAGATTAAGACAAAGAGTAGGATACTTTGGTACTGATAATGGAATTTATGTTCAGTTAAATGGTGATACATTAAGTTTTGTTGAAAGAAGTTTAGTCACAGGTATTGTTACAGAATCAGTAGTTAATCAAGCTTCTTGGAATGCGGATACAATGGATGGTAACGGTCCATCAGGAATAACTTTAGATATTACTAAGGCTCAGATTCTTTTCATGGATATTGAGTGGCTAGGAGAAGGAACTGTAAGAGTAGGTTTTATTATAGATGGTAATTTCATTGTATGCCATAGATTTAATCACGCTAACTTAATTACATCTACTTATATCACTACAGCTTCATTACCATTAAGATATGAGATAACTAATACTGGAGTTACAGCTAGTCCAAGTACATTAAAACAAGTTTGTTCTAGTGCAATATCTGAAGGTGGTTATGAACTTAGAGGAGCTCAACAAGTAATTGGAACATCTATTACTGCTCCTAGGACATTTGCTGTAGCAGGAACGTATTATCCAATGGTAGGAATTAGACTTAAAACTACTGCATTAGATGCTATAATTATAACTACAGCGGTATCTATATTAGGATTAGGTAATGGTAAAAACTATGCATGGAGAATTGTGCAATCTGCTATAACAACAGGAGGGTCTTGGGTTTCAGCAGGAACAGATTCATCTGTAGAATATAACCTTACAGGAACGTCTGTTTCAGGAGGTAGAGTATTAGCGCAAGGATATGTAAATTCATCTAATCAAGGTTCTCCAAGTATCAATATATTAAAAGAGGCAATATTTGCTAGTCAACTTGAAAGAAATTCTTTTACAAATACACCTCTTGAATTGGTTATTGAAATGGCTATTGATGCTACAGGAGGAACTTTAGGAGCATACGTTTCATTAGATTGGGAAGAAGTAAGTAGATAATATATAAAACAATGAGTACAAGAATAGATATAAAGCCAGAATCTGATCCACCATACCTAATACTCTTGACATTACTGTTCAGTGGGGAGCAGCTAATGTGGCAAACAGTATCTATAGTGATATATTCATTTTGAACAAAACATATTAAAAATGAGTACATTAATACAGTTATTAACATCATCTTCTCCTGATACAGGTGGTTTAATGAAATCTGGTCTAGTAAATAGTGCTGCATTAAATGATGATGCAATGCTTCAACCGGGAGATAATCCATCTTTTCTTAGAACAAATTTTAATAATCCTTTTGGGAATGATTATTTGTTAACTGGAGTTAATGGTGGTTATCAGGATTTAGCGGGTAATTATTTTCTAGCAGATGGTTCAGCTGCAGCTAATAGAGCAGCAGCTTTTCCTGATGAAATTATTATTAATTGGGATACTTGGAGACCACAAACAAATACTGTTTGGGGGTTAAATATAAATGGTGTTGGTAGTTTTAACCCGGCCGGTGCGGCTGGTAATTTAGGAATCCCATTTACGGCAGCATTAACTTTTTCTCTTGGTTCATATACAACAGGATGGATGGCAGCATCATTAAAATTCTGGCAACAATTTCCAATACTAAGTGATGTTCAACAGACACTTAATTATCCACCACTTAATAGAGTTGGTGCAGTATTGGCAGATCAATTTTGGACAAGTACAAGAAGACAGAACCAATATTATGTTTTCGCTTATTTTTCTGGTAATGCTACTAATTTTTCAATAGCTAATACAGGTGAGCGTATAGTACCTGTAATGCGTAAATTTACATATAACCCTTTAACTAATACCTTAAACTAATGAAAGTACTAGGAACATATTTTTTCCCTTGTGAGGATCCAACCTTGGGTTTTAACACAATAGATCCTAATGTTACACCTGATCAGAATAGTATTCAGGTACATGTTTTAGATATAGCAATATCTGTAATGTGCAGATTTCAATCTGATGATGCTAAATTTGGATTTGATTATCTGCTTGAAAAAATTCCTGCTCAAAATCTTAACTATGAGGGAGAAGCAAATCTTATGGAAAGAGTTATTGAAGGTATGCAAAAATTTAAAATTGATTAACCAAAATAAACCGACAGCAATAATAAAGCATTAATACTTATATTATTAACCTAATGAAAACAATACTTAACAAATTAGTTTTTGCTGCAGGATACAGTGATACAACACATTTTATAAACAGTGCATTTCATCCAGAAGCTTCCAGCACTATAACAATTATAAGTGCTTTTTTTGCAGGAATTGCTTATTATTTTAATTCTGTTTTTGGTATTGTATTGCCTGTTGGTATAGGTATTCTTTTACTTTTTATATTAGAGTTTTATACAGGTCTTAAAGCTTCCAGAAAAGAAGGTTTAAAATTTGATTCAGAACTTTTCGGTAAAGGATGGTTTAAATTGTTTGTATATATGTTAATGATTGGTGTATCACATGCATTAGCTGAAAATATTCCGATTAAACCAGTGTTTGGAGTTACCTTTAATATCTATGAATGGCTGCATTATGGATTCTATAACTATATAATTATAAATCTTTTCTTATCAAATTTAGAAAATTTTAAAAGACTGGGTTGGACAGAATATAATCCTCTACTAAGATATCTAGCTCAGTATGTAAAAGATGAACCAATAAAATCAATCAAAGATGAAAGAGAAAACCCTTAAAGAAAGATGGAAGGCTAAAACACCTGAGTTTTGGAAAAGAGTCCAAAGATGGGCTATTATTACAGGAACTGTAGCAGGAATTATTATTGCTGCACCAGTAACATTACCAGCTGCAGTAATTACTACTGCAACTTATTTAGCAACAGTAAGTGCTACTATTGTAGCAACTTCACAGTTAACTGTTGAAGACAAGAAAGAAGAAGAAATTGTAAATCCCTAAATTAAATAAAAATGGCTAAGAAAGAAGTAAAAGTAAAAGACATTGAGGTTGAAGTAAAAACCAAAAAAGTCACTGCTAAAGTAAAGAAAGAAGGAAAAAATGTTGATGTTGTAATTGACACTCCAAAGGTTGATGTAGAAGTTCATGCAACTGAAGAAAAAAAAGAATTCAAACTAGATAGTGAAAAATTAGATGTTAATGTAGTTAAAACTGAAGAAGGTACTACTGTAACAGTTGATGCTCAAAATCCTTTATTGAAAATAGCAGGTAATTTGATATCTAAAGTTTGGCTTAAAAAGTTCAAGAAATAATAACTTGCAGTGAAAAATCTCCCAAAAGAAGAGTTACTAAGTAGACTAGAAGCCATTAATAGAAGTAATGCTATTATCTACTTTGACCTTGCTGGTATTATACTAGGGGTCAATGACATTTTTTTGGAAGCAATGGGTTATGGTAAAGGCAACCATGATGATATCATTGGTAAACATCATAGCATCTTTGTATGTGATGATTACTCAAGATCACTTGAATATGAGAAGTTTTGGGATATCCTAAGAAGTGGTAAGTATTATACTGGAGAATTTGAGAGAAGAAGAAAGGATGGAAGTCTTATTAATCTTCAAGCAACTTATAATCCTATTTTAAATGAGGATGGTAAGATCACCAAAGTAATGAAGATTGCTACTGACATTAGTGCAATTGTCAATAGTAAGAAACAAATAGATGCCATTAACAGAAGTACAGCTCTTATTAGTTTTAATATTGAGGGTTTTATAACAGAAGTTAATTCTATATTCTTAGAAACTATGGGTTATAAAACCAATGAAAAAAGTAAAGTCATTGGTAAACACCACAGTGTTTTTGTTAGCTACGAGTATTCTAAATCTGATGAATATGCTAAGTTTTGGGAAAGTCTGAAAAAGGGTAAGTTCTTTGATGGAATATTTGAAAGAAGAAAAGTAGATGGATCTACTGTTTACTTGCAAGCATCTTATAATCCTGTAATGGACAGTAAAGGAAACATCACCGATGTAGTTAAAATTGCAACTGATGTCACTGAGGCTGTAAACAATAAGAAGAAAATAGACGACTTAACAACAAATTTACAGGTAGAACTTGATAACTCACAAAAGCTTAAGAATGCAATTGAGATAGAAAAAGATGCAGCTCTGAATGACTTAGATGTAATGATGAAAAAAAGCCAAAGTGAGCTGATTAAAATCATTGTCAAAGTTGCGTTGGCTGTTATAGTTGGAGTAGGGGTTATAACAACTGTACTATACTGGGCTGCAATTATAACAAATCAAGATACTCAAATCATTGGATCAACATGGAGTAATATGTTTAGTGTATTATTAACAAATGCCTTTTCAATAGTCGGCACAATCATGGGTATCAAGTATGCTACGCAAGAAGGCAGTAAAGAAAAAAAATAAAAGGATATGAAAATTACAAAAACAGGCACGGCTGGAATTGATATGATTAAAGCTTTTGAAGGATTTAGAGGAACTCCTTACAAATGTCCTGCAGGTATTCCAACCATTGGGTATGGAGCAACATTTTACCCAGGCGGTAAAAAAGTAACAATGGCAGATGCTACAATCACTGAAGCACGCGGTACGGAACTATTACAAAGTATGCTTGTCAGTTTTGAGCAATATGTAGATTCATATTGCCGTGATGATATCAATCAGAATCAGTTCGATGCTCTAGTATCATTTGCTTATAATTTAGGCCCGGGGAATCTAAAGTCATCAACCCTATTGAAAAAGGTTAATGCTAATCCAGAAGACGAATCAATCAGATTAGAATTTATGAAATGGGTTAAAGCTGGAGGTAAAACATTAAAAGGTCTTGTGAGAAGAAGAGAGGCAGAAGCAAACTTATACTTTAAAAAATAAATAGAATAGTTATGGTACTTAAAAAAGGAGACAACAATGATACTGTTAAGAAAATTCAGGCAGTATTAGGTGTAGAACAAATAGGAAACTTTGGACCAAAAACAGAAGCTGCTGTTATTGAGTTTCAAAAAAAACATGGTCTTACTCCAGATGGAGTTGTAGGACCTGCTACATTAGCTAAGATGGGTATTACTGTAGATAGTAAACCTGTAGTTTCTAAACCAGCAGTTGCTACTAAATATACTGCAGCTCAAGTAAAAACTGCAGTAGCATCCAAAGGTTACAAGTGGTTTGAAGGTAAAGACTTAATGCTTAATATTATAGGAGTACGTAACTCTTCTACAGGTCAAAAAGTAACTAACTTATTTGATGATTATTTGACTTTAACTTATACAGTTGATGGTGTAGAGCATTTTCATAGTTGGCCAGCAACCACAGATCCAGGAACGAAAGGTGTTATGCAGTACGGAAATAAAGCAGGTGTAGCTAGATTAGTTGAGGGTCAGTATATCAACTCTCACATCATGAGACTTCATGCAGGTAAGTATGAAGCACTAGGACAAAACAAACCAGTTAAAGTTTTCCGTGATCCAAACAAAGATATGGTATATGATGAGAAGTCAATACAAGAAGGATTGTTTGGAATTAACATTCACAAAGCTGGAGCAGATTCAACATTTGTAGAGAACTGGTCTGAAGGATGTCAGGTATTTAAAAAATCTGCAGACTTTGAAGAGTTTATGGCAATCTGCCGTAGAGCAAAAGCTGTACATGGAAACAACTTTACATATACATTAATTGAATCAAACGACATTGTATGAAATTTAGAAATAATTGGAAAACTTCCAGAAAACAATGGGATAAACTCATGATAAGAGTTAGACTTTCTTACATTGATATAGTAAGTATAGATATAGACGTGTCTAGAAATTTTTATTCACTCAGTATACTAAATTTTACAATTAAGAATAGATAGTAAAAGTAGATTCTTAAACTAACTATGTGCAAGGCTTCCAAAAGGGAGCCTTTTTTAATTTAAATATTTTCAGTTTAAACTTTTATTATATATTTGCATAAACTTTAAATATATAAAAATGGAAAATCAAAAAGAAAATCCAATTACAGAAGAAGAATTATTGGAAAGAAAAAAAGAAATGCTAGAGTTCTATCAAGAATCAATGCCTTATCTTAAGGCTCAATTTGAGTATGAAGAAATGTTGTTTAAGCTTGATGAAGTAAGATTTAAAAGAACCGGTCTTCAAATTCAATTTGCTATGATGATGCAGCAACAAAAGGAAAATTCTGAAATGGAAGAGGAAGAAGAAGACGGAGAAGATGTTAAACCAAACAATGCAAGAAAGCTAAAAAAACAATAATATGTCAGCGGTAAATCAAGTACAGAAAAAAGTAATCATGTCTAAGAATGGGATTATTAAATATCAAATTCTGACTCATTGTTATATTAATAATATAGCATTAAGTGATTCAGATTTTGAGTGCTTGACCTTGCTTACTATAATAGGACCTATTGAATTATCTAGTTTTTGTTTTGAAGCTTCGGATGAACATATGATTTTTAAGTCTGAACAAACAGTAAGAAATTGTATTAATAAATGTGAGAAGCAATCTTTAATAATTAAGGACTCTAAAAATAAAAAAGTAATTATGATAAATCCTGATTTAAAAATTCAATCCGAGGGTAGTATACTTTTAGATTACAAATTTTTTGCTAAGTGATTCCTAAAAAATCTAATGAGCTTTACAAAGAATTAGCAGAAGAATTTGATATCCCTGCTGAGTTGGTAGAAGATTTAATACAGTCATTTTATAAAAGCTTAAGAACTGAAATTACAAATTTGTCACATCCTCGGATTAATGTAGAAGGGTTAGGTCAATTTGTTGCTAAGCCTGGTTTAGTAAGAAAATCTATTGATCGATATACAAAAGCATTAAGTTCCCATGATACTTCTACATTCAAAGCATATTACAATAAAAAAATGCTTGAGGAAAAAGTAGAAGCTTTAGAAAAGCTTAACTTGAAGTTGATTGAAAAAGAATTTAAAAAACAAGAATTTAAAAAAGACAAGTATGAAAAACAGTCTCAAAAAGATATGGAATAATAGAAATCAAATCTTAGAGGGTATTACAAATGCTGTAATAAGAGATGAATATGTAGAATCTATATCCAGAGTAAGAATGAATGTATGTGAGGTATGTCCTAGTAAAGGTACCAAATGTGCAGTTCCAAAAACAGCTCCTTGCTGTGATGAGTGTGGATGTTCACTTGCGTTTAAAACTAGATCCTTATCTACAGAATGTCCTTTAGGTAAATGGAGTGCTGTAATGTCAGAAGAGGAAGAAGATAAAATAAATAACTTATGAGTATAATATTTAATGCAATTGATCACAGTTACAATAGTTTAGATGCTGAACAAGATATTGTTTGGTATAGTGTAACTACTGTGGTATCCTCTTTAAAGAAACCATTTGATGCTAAAAAAACTTCAGAAAAGGTAAGTAAAAATTCTAAATCTAAATGGTATGGTATAGATCCTAAACTAATTCAGGAAATATGGGTTAATGAAGCTAAGAGAGCTACAGATCTAGGAACTTGGTATCATAACCAAAGAGAGGATGATATATGTTCATTAGCTTCAATAGAAAGAGAAGGTGCAACTGTACCTGTATTTAAACCTTTACCATTGAAAGAAGGTATTAAGCATGCTCCTTCTCAAAAACTTGAACCAGGGGTTTATCCAGAGCACATGGTTTATTTAAAATCTGCGGGTATTTGCGGTCAATCAGATTTAGTTGAAGTAGTAAACGGAAGAGTTAATATTATTGATTACAAAACAAATAAAGAAATTAAGATGGAGTCATTCAAGAACTGGGAGGGTATCTCAGAGAAGATGCTCCATCCAGTTTCTAATTTGGATGATTGTCATTTTAATCACTATGCTTTACAATTGAGTATTTATATGTATATTATATTAAAGCACAATCCTAAAATGCTTCCTGGAAATATAGTTATTCATCATATTACTTTTGAAACAGAAGGCGTTGATAAATGGGGATATCCTATTGCAAAAAAAGATGAGGATGGTAACCCTATAGTAAAAGATGTTTTGCCAGTACGAGTGCCTTATTTATATGATGAAGTTATTGCGGTAATAAATCATGTTAAAGAAAACCCTAACTTTATAAAAAAGAAATAAAATGTTTGCAAGATTGTTTGATGTTCAAAATGGAAAAGTTATTCCTACAGAGCACTGTTATACACTGAAAGCTTTAAAAGATGTTATGGATGAATATCCTGATGACTACTTAAAGATTTACTTGTATTTATTTTATATGTGCTGCCCTAATCCGGATATGAATCCTTTTTTCTTTACCCCGGAGCAAGATAAAGAACATTTAATACTAAAAGAAGTTAAGGGAGAATTTTCTACAGAGGATGACACAATCTTTAGAGCTTTGTCTTTTTGTCAAAAGATGTATGAAACACCAACCTCAAGAGCATATAAAGGTATTGCAACTATGTTGGATAGATTAGGTAGATATATGGAAATTACACCAATAACCCATGGTCGAGATGGTAATTTCAATTCTCTTATTGCAGCTGCTAAGAATTATGAAGGAATAAGACAATCTTTTAAAGGAGCTTATAAAGATCTTCAGGAAGAACAATCAAGTAAAGTAAGAGGTGGTCAAGGATTAGCATATGACATGTAATGAGTGAATTTTATAAAGACATACCAACTTATGAAAATGGAAACTGGTCAACTACAAGTTTTGAATCCAGAGAAGACTTCAAGCACTTTATTCTCAATAATGTGTTTAAAGAACCTGGAAAATATTGTTTCAATGACACTACCAATGAAGTATTCATATCTGAATCAATGCGGTTCAAAAAAGATGGGATATACTGTGCGCATCCTTTAAAATCAAAGGATTTCATAGCTTATTGGGATGATCAGAAAGATAAATGCCGAAAAGGAATAATTGTTAAGGACAAAGATTTAACTTGGTTTGTAGCAAGAGAGTACTACATGTGGTTAAACTTCTTACCAATCTTTGATAAAGAACAACAGAAGTTTGACTTTGCTAAAATCCGAGATGCTCAGTATCATATGGCTCTTTATGAACTATTAGCTGAGCTTTCTTACAAGCATGTTGCCATTCTTAAAAAACGTCAGATAGCTTCTTCATACTATCATATGGGTAAGCTTTTAAATCAACAATGGTTTGAACCAGGGGTTACTTTAAAAATTGGTGCCAGCCTTAAAGATTACATTAATGAAAAAGGATCTTGGAAATTCTTAGAAGAATATGCTGCATTCTTAAATGAGCATACTGCATGGTACCGGCCAATGAATCCTGACAAGGTTATGATGTGGCAACAAAAGATTGAGGTAAGAAAAGGAGACAGAAAAAATGAAGTAGGTTTAAAAGGTACCATACAAGGAATGTCATTTGAAAAAGATCCTACAAATGGTGTAGGGGGTCCTGTAAAATACTTCTTTCATGAGGAAGCAGGTATTGCTCCAAAAATGGATCAAACATATGAATATATGCGGCCGGCCATGAGATCAGGAATGATTACTACAGGTATGTTTATAGCTGCAGGTTCTGTGGGAGATTTAGGACAGTGTCTTCCGTTAAAGGATATGATTCTGAATCCAACAGCTAAAGATATTTATGCAGTAGAAACAGATCTTATAGATGGCAAAGGTACAACAGGTCTGTCAGGTTTATTTATTCCCGAACAATGGTCAATGCCTCCGTACATTGATAACTATGGTAACTCACTTGTAGAAAAAGCATTAGAAGCATTAAATGACCAATTTAAACAATGGAAAGATGAGTTGGCTCCAGAAGAGTATCAATTAAGAATTTCCCAGCACCCCAGAAATATACATGAGGCTTTTGCAAACAGAAGTGTTTCTGTATTCCCAACACATCTCCTTGCTGCACAACAAAGAAGAATTGAAGAAAAAGAATATCCTTGTGAATATCTAGATATTTCTACAGATGAGACCGGAAAACCTGTTGTAAAAACAAGTAACAAAAGACCAATAAGCCAATTCCCGATAAGTAAAAAAACTGAAGATAAGACAGGCTGTCTTGTAGTTTGGGAAAGACCTGTTCCTAATCCACAGTTTCAAATGTATTATGCATCTATTGACCCTGTTGGAGAAGGAAAGACAACTACTTCTGAATCATTATGTTCTATTTATATAATGAAAGCTCCTGTACAAATTACTAAAGAGTCTAGCGGTGAAACAGATACCTATATAGAACAAGGTACCATAGTAGCTGCATGGTGTGGAAGATTTGATGACATAAATAGAACTCATCAAATGCTAGAGCTAATTATTGAATGGTACAATGCATGGACACTTGTAGAAAATAATATTTCTCATTTTATTCAGTACATGATATCAAGAAGAAAACAAAAATATTTAGTTCCTAAAAATCAGATTCTATTTTTAAAAGATCTTAGTGCTAACAATAATGTATATCAAGAATATGGTTGGAAAAACACGGGTATATTATTTAAATCTCATATGTTAAGTTATGCTATTGAGTTTACTAAAGAAGAATTAGATATTGAAACAAAACCCGATGGTACTATTGTAAAAACTAAATATGGAATAGAAAGAATTCCTGATCCTATGTTGATTAAAGAAATGCAAGAATACACTCCCGGTTTAAACGTGGATAGACTTGTTTCTTTTGCAGCTTTAGTAGCATTCATGAAAATACAAGAATCTAACAGAGGTTTTTTAAAAAGGTATATTACTGACGATACAGTTAAAAACTTGCAAAAGTCAGATAATTTGTTTAAATTAAATAAGAGTCCGTTTCGTAATATGGGGAAAAATTCTCAAGGTATTAGAAGATCGGCATTTAAAAATATTAAATAGAAGCTATGCAAGTATATAACGCAATGCAGTTAAAAAAGGGAGCTAAAGCAGAGCATAACCGACTAGGTAGTATTACACAGCCTTTGCAGTTTCTTAGTAAGAGTGAAAAAGATGAACAATGGGCAGCATGGAACCTTGATTGGTTAGAATGGAATGGTCTAAGACAGCTTCGTAGAAATGCTCGGAGATTGATGAAAAACTATAAGCTGGCTAAAGGTATTATTGATAGAAGTGATTATATTGTTGAAGAAGATAATGAGTATAGAGATATTGTTGAATTGCTCACTAAAGAAGATGACTCTGCACTAGAGCTTAGGTTTTATCCTATTATTCCTAATGTGATTAATGTTTTAGTAGCTGAGTTTGCTAAGAGATCTACTAAATTAACATATAGAGCTGTTGATGAATATTCATACAATGAAATGCTTGAGCAAAAAAGAACAATGATAGAGGATACTCTAATGGCAGATGCTCAAACTAAAATTATAGCAGCTATGTTAGAGCAAGGATTGGATCCTGAATCAGAAGAAGCTCAACAACAACTGTCTCCAAATAATATAAAGTCTTTACCTGAGATTGAAAAATTCTTTCAAAAAGATTATAGATCTATGGTAGAACAATGGGCTACTCATCAACATAAAGTAGATACTGAAAGATTTAGAATAGAAGAGTTAGAAGAAAGAGCTTTTCGAGATATGCTTATTACAGATAGAGAGTTTTGGCATTTCAGAATGATGGAGGATGATTATGATGTAGAATTATGGAATCCGGTGCTTACATTTTATCATAAATCTCCTGATTCAAGATACATATCTCAGGCCAATTGGGTAGGTAAAACAGATATGCTTACACCATCTGATGTTATTGACAAGTATGGTTATTTAATGACTGAAGAACAATTAGCTTCTTTAGAATCTGTTTATCCTATCAGATCTGCGGCATATAATATTGGAGGATTACAAAATGATGGTAGTTTGTATGATGCTACTAAATCTCATGAGTGGAATACTCAGATGCCTTCTTTAGCATATAGACAATATACGTCTTTTATGGCAGGAAATGTTACAGATGGTTCAGATGTTATAACTCAGATACTTTCTGAAGGAGAAGACTACTATGATGAAGGAACTGCTTATCTCCTTAGAGTAACTACTGCTTATTGGAAATCTCAGAAAAAGGTTGGTCATTTAACTAAAATTTCAGAAATAGGGGAAGTCTTTACAGAGATAGTAAGTGAAGATTACACTATAACTGATAAACCTTTATATGACAACCGTCTCTTTAAAAACAAAACAAAAGACAATTTATTATTTGGTGAGCATATAGATTGGATTTGGATTAATGAAGTATGGGGAGGTGTAAAAATAGGACCTAATATTCCATCGTTTTGGGGAATGAATAATCCTGGGGGATTTACACCTGTTTACATAGGTATAGATAAACATAAAATTGGAACTTTAAGATTTCAATTTAAGGGAGACAGTTCTTTGTATGGATGCAAGCTTCCTGTTGAAGGAAGTATTTTTTCAGATAGAAATACAAGATCTACAGCTCTTATTGATTTAATGAAGCCATACCAGATTGGTTTTAATATTGTAAACAATCAAATTGCTGACATACTTGTAGATGAATTAGGCACCATTATAATGTTGGATCAAAACAGTTTACCTCGTCATTCTATGAATGAGGATTGGGGTAAAGGAAATTTAGCCAAAGCTTATGTGGCAATGAAAAACTTTCAAATGCTTCCTTTAGATACTTCTATCACAAACACAGAGAATGCATTAAATTTTGCTCATTTTCAAAAGCTAGATTTATCTCAGACAGAAAGATTAATGTCCAGAGTTCAACTGGCTAATCATTTTAAACAACAAGCTTATGAAGTAATTGGTGTTAACCCACAAAGAATGGGTCAGCAGTTATCTCAAATGACAGCAACAGGTGTAGAACAAGCAGCAGCCGCATCATATGCACAAACAGAAGTGTACTTTATTCAGCATTGTGATTATTTAATGCCTAGAGTGCATCAGATGCGTACTGATCTTGCACAATATTATCATTCTACAAAGCCTTCTGCAAGACTTACTTATTTAACAGAAGCTGATGAAAAGGTAATGTTTCAAATTAACGGCACTGATCTTTTAATGAAAGATCTTAATATTTTCTGTACAACTACTGCAAATAACAGAGCTGTATTAGAACAACTTAAACAGTTTGCTATTAATAACAATACTACAGGAGCTTCTATATATGATTTAGGTAAAATCATTCAATCTGATTCTATTGCTGATGTAAATAATGTTCTTAAACTTTCTGAACAAAAACAACAACAGCAGAAACAACAAGAAATGGAAATGCAGCAAAAAATGCAACAAGAGCAAATCCAAGCTGCTGAAAAACAGAAACAAATGGAGATCCAAGCTGCTGCTGAAAGAGATGATAAGATTATTCAGAAAGATATTACAGTTGCTGAGATCAGAGCGGCCGGTTATGGGTCAACCGTTGACATAAATCAAAATCAACAATCTGACTTTAAAGATGCTATGAAAGAAATTAGAGAAACCGAACAATATCAAGAACAGACATCTATTCAAAGAGAAAAGCAAAGTGATGATATGGTAAAGCATTCTCAGAAGATGAACATTGAGCAACAGAAGTTGGCAACTCAAAAAGAGATAGCAGATATGCAGTTACAGATTGCTAAGACAAACAAGAATAAATATGATTTTCAAAAACCGACAAAAGATAAAAAATAACTTTAGCTATATAGTGCAAAAAAGTTTTATTAAATTTTAAATTTTCCAAGTTTATTTTGTATATTAAAGTATAACATAAAAAACCAACAGTATGAAATATGAAAATAAACCAGATGATCTGGTTCAAGAGACTACAACGGTAGGCCAAGTTGATATTGATATAGATGCTATTTTTGGAACACCAGGTGCAGAAAATGTAATGCTTCCTGATAACCAAGAAGAGCCAGAAAAAAAATCTGTTTTTACGGCTGAAAAAACAGATATGACGTTCTTTGACAATCCTTCTTCAAAAACTGCTGATGAAAAAAGAGTTGATGAAGAAAAACAAGTAGAAGTTGAAGAGACTATTGCTGAACTAGATAGTTTGATTAGTCAAGAAGAGGATGCTGGTAATAAAGGCAGACCTAAACTTGATAAATCCGGACTTTATGATCTAGCTACCAAAATGATTGAGGAAGGTAGTTTAATTCCTTTTGATGATGATAAATCATTAGAAGAATATACTACTAAAGACTTTAGAGAATTATTTGAAGCCAACTTTCAAGAGAGAGAGGCTAAAATAAGAGAGAACACACCCAAAGAGTTTTTTCAATCTCTTCCTCCAGAACTTCAATATGCAGCAAAATATGTAGCTGACGGAGGCCAAGACTTAAAAGGTCTTTTCAGAACATTAGCACATGTAGAAGAAATCAGACAGTTAGATCCCTCTAATGAGTATGACCAAGCCGCAATTGCAAGACAATATCTCTATGCTACTCAGTTTGGTACACCTGAAGAAATTGAAGCAGAAATTCAAGATTGGTCAGAGCTTGGAAGACTATCTCAAAAAGCAAATCAGTTTAAACCTAAACTTGATAGAATGCAAGAAGATATTGTTGCTAGACAACTCGCAGAGCAAGAATATAAAAAGCAACAACAAGCAGAACAAGCTAAAGCTTATCAAGATAATGTTTATAATACTCTTGTAACAGGTGAGGTAGGTGGAATTAAGTTAGATAGAAAAACACAAAGTCAACTTTATTCAGGATTAGTTCAACCTAATTATCCATCTATTTCGGGAAGAAATACAAACTTGCTAGGACACTTGTTAGAGAAATATCAGTTTGTAGAACCTAGACATGATTTGATTGCAGAAGCTCTATGGTTACTTTCAGATCCTGACGGCTATAGAAGCAAAGTAAAAGATCAAGGTAGTAAACAAGCTGTAGAAAAAACAGTAAGGCAACTTAAAACAGAAGAAGCAAGAAAAAATCCTTCTTCAACAGGTGTAGATAACGAACCTCAACAGAGAGGAGTTTCAAAACCTGGTAAAACAATATCACGTTCAAACAATATGTTTAAACGTTTTTAATTAGTAACAATTTAAATTTATATAACAAATGGCAACTCCAGTTTTAAACAATGGTATATTCCTCAGAGATACCGCTTACAATGCAAGTTCCCATGTGGATTCATACCACCTGGTGAATATGCTTAAAGATGCTGAGCCAATGGACTTAGGTCCTGTAGACCTTTGGGCTATGGCACAGAAAGTAGAAATGCCTCTTTACCAAATGTCAAGTTTTGGTGGGAAGAATGTGATCAATGTGGACAACCACAGAGGTGAATACAGATGGCAAACACCTGTAGCAATTGATCTTCCTTACATTATTGAAGACATTGAGGATCCTGTTAAAATCCTTGGTACAGATGGTTCTACCTTTAAAATTAAACTTAACAGACGTGAATTTGGACATGGTGATATCATCACTTATGACAAATATAACGGAGTTGAGATGTACATTACTGATGAAGATATTCTTCCACTTGGTGATGGTTTTGTTTACACAGTACAATTGGTAAACAATGACAATTTTAAATTTTTAGATCACAAGTATCTTGCAAACGGAACTAAGTTTTTCCGTAAAGGTTCTGCTCGTGGTGAATATGGAGAAAGATTCTCTGATATTACTACTAGAACTTCATTCCGTGAATTCTACAACTTTGTAGGAGGAGCAGAAGCTCACGTTCACTATTCAGTATCTTCTCGTGCTGACTTGATGATCAAAGGTGGTATGAATGCAGACGGTACTATTCCTGTAACTGAAATCTGGAGAACTTTTGATAAGTCTATCCAAGATCCATCAATCTCTAATCTTGAAGATATGATCAAGATTATGGGTAAAGATAAAGTGAAAAAAGCTTTTGATAATGGTGATCTTTCTAGAACTTTCTTGACTTCTATGGAAGCTGCACACCTTTCTAAAATTGCAACTGACATCGAGACTTACTTGATGTGGGGACAAGGTGGTAGAGTTCGTCAAGATGGTCCAGATGATATTAGATTGTCTGTAGGTCTTTGGAAGCAGTTGGATAACTCTTTCAAGAGAGTATACAACAAAAATAACTTTACTCTTGACTTGTTCCGTGGAGAAATCTATAACTTCTTCAATGGTAAGGTTGAATTCCAAGGGCCGGATCCAAAACGTTCTCTAATAGTTCAAACTGGTATGGGGGGTATGAGAATGGTTAATGAAGCCATTAAGCGTGAAGCTGTAGCATCAGGTCTTGTTATTCAGGCTGCTGATATCGGAGCAATCACTGGTAAAGGTATGGACTTGAACTTTGGTTTTGCTTATACTTCATATGTAATTCCATTCCTTGCTAATGTTAAGTTTGTTCTTAACCCAGCATTTGATAATATTCATACTAATGACATTGAAAACCCAATCATTGATGGTTTCCCATTGTCTTCTTATTCATTCATTATTTTTGATATCACTGATAATACTAATGACAATATTTTCTTATTGAAGTTGTCTTGGGATAATCAATTGAAGTGGTGGTATCAAAATGGTACTATGGACTACATGGGACGTAGCCAAGGCTTCCAGTCTTCTGGTCAGTTCAACGGTTACCGTGTAATGATGACACAAACAATGCCTGCAGTATGGGTAAAAGACCCAACTAAAGTATTAAAAATTGTTATGCGTAATCCTGTTACAGGAGGTTCATTCTAAATTTATAATTACAAGGGAGGGGGAAACTCCTCCCTTTTTTTAACTTTGTATTTAATAACCAACAAATAAAAAACCAACATGGAAACAAAATTTACAATGGTAGAAACTACCAGCAGAAAAAAAACTAAGTTAGCAATTAGACCTTTTATAGATACTAATTCAGGTAACATGGGTCTTGAAGAATATGGTCTAGCTTTATATGACGGTGTTAAACATCATGAACAATTAGCATGTCTTGAAGCTAATGGTGTAATGAGATATTTAACAGGCCTTAATGAATTTGCTCCAGAAATCAAGCTTCTTCCTACAGAAGAAAGAGAAGCTAGAGTAAGACAAATTAGAGAAACAGTTTCAGAATTAGAAAAAGAACTAGCAGCAAATGTATTAGATCCTGAAGATAAAGATTTTTGGAACCAGGTAAAAATGTTAAAACCTGATAATTCAGAGTTTTGGAATAAGATTGAGATTAAGTGTGGTAATGAACCGGTATTCTTAGATCTTACTCAACCTTTTGATAGAATTAAGTATTTAGCTATTGAAGCAGGAGGATTTTCAATTGTAGCAAAAAGCTATGAAGATGCTAGATCAAGACCTGTACCACCTAAATTCTATCTAGATAAAGAAGAAGAAACTTCAATGATTAGAACTGAATACAAGAAGATGCGTAACAAAGCTCTTGCTGAACTTCAGAAATTATATGATAAGAACAGCACTAAACTATTTTACATTGCAAAAATTGTAGATGGTAATAGTGCCCAATATAGAAAAGCAACTCCGTTGGATGTGATATATGAAAATATGGATAGACACATTAATGGAGAAGGTTCCGAACCAAACAAAGAAAGATCAGCTAAATCATTTATAGATGCCGCTAATCTTGACATGGAAACTTTAAAAATTAAATCAATTGTTAGAGATTCCAGTTTTTTTAAGTATATTATTAATAAGGCAGATGGATATATTTATCATGCTAAGACAGTCACACTGCTTGGTCGAAATGTATCTGATGTAGTTGAGTATTTAAAAAACCCTTTACATGAAGATATTTTAAATGATCTGAACTCTGCTGTAGAAAAAGTTTGGCAATCTTAAATTAATATAAAAATGAAAACTGTTAAAAAGTATCAAGCTGGTGGTGAACCATTGATGGGTACTCAACCTCCCATGAAATCTAATAATGGAGCTATTAGAAAATCTAATAAAGGAGCTGTTTCTGAAGCTTCAAAAAAGTTTAAAAACTCTATGAAAGAACAGTCAAGACCTCCTTATCAACTTAATCCAGATTCTCGTCCAAAAAAATTTATGCAAAAAGACGGTACTACAGGTGTAGGTAAAAGCATTACTACTAAAAAAGGTTCTATGGCAACAATGTCTAAAAAACCTCTTACACCTAAAGCTGCATACGGAATGGCTGTAAAACCAGGTATGATGAAAAAAGGTGGAAAAATGAAATCTAAATAATCATTAAGATGAGAAGTCCTAAAGGTAAAGTTGCCCGATTAGAAAAAAAAGAAAACAAACTTGTTTATAAAGGGAACAAGGCTGTTGATGAAGGTAGAGAAAGAAAAGCAGATAGACTTTTAAAAAGAGCTGCTAGAACTGAAAACCGTGTAATCAAAGCAACTGAAAAAATGAAAAAAGGTGGATCAGTTAAAAAGAAAATGTAATGCCTAAAGATTCTTGCTATCATAGTGTAAAGGCAAGGTACGATGTATTTCCTTCAGCAAGAGCTTCTCAAGCTATTGCTAAATGCCGTAAAGGTAAAGGTCAAGTAAGAAAGACTGAGAAGGGTACTGAGCTTAAAAGATGGCAAGCAGAAAAATGGCAAGATACAAAATCTGGAAAAGCTTGTGGGGCCGGTGGTAAAAATGAATACTGCCGGCCTACCAAAAGAGTTTCAAGTAAAACACCTAAAACTAAAAGTGAAATTTCTCCTTCTAAACTAGCTGCTAAGAAAGCTGAGAAGTCTAGAGTAGGTATGGGGAGAAGAGTTAAAAAAGTATAGTTATGGCAATAAGAAAAACAACTGCTAAAAAAGCACCAGCTAAAAAATCAAATACAGCAAGTATTTCAATTGGTCTTGGTACTAATAAAGCTGAGATGAGAAAGTGGGAAATTGAATCTGCTATGTCTACATTAAAGAGAGCAGCAGAAATTCAAAATGATTCCAAGCTTATGTCGGATGTAAAAAAGATGGCAATGGAACAAGCTAAGATGTTTAATAATCTTGCTAATGGTAAAATGAAATAGTCATGGCAAAAAAGAAAACAGCTGCATGGACTCGTAAAGAGGGTAAAGATCCTAAAGGAGGTCTTAATGCAAAAGGAGTAGCTAGCTATAGAGCAGCTAATCCAGGTAGTAAGTTACAAACTGCTGTTACCAAAAAACCATCGCAGCTTGATCCTGATAGCAAAGATGCTAAAAGAAGAAAGTCTTTTTGTAGTAGATCTGCAGGGCAAATGGCTAATTTTCCAAAAGCTGCTAAAGATCCAAATAGTAGATTAAGATTAGCAAGGAAAAAATGGAATTGTTGATATGCCATCAAAGAAGATAGAATATAATTGTACACATTGTGATAATTCTTTTATAAGAGGTAAATCAGATATTGAAAGAACATTAAAAAAGAATAATACTGTTTTTTGTACTATAACTTGTTCAAAAGATT